GTTTCCCCGAAACTGATTGCCGAACAGTTGGGACATTCAAGCGCGTCAATTACGCAAGACATCTATTCCCACATTTTCGCTTCAAGCAAAGCACGGGCAGCGCAAGCCCTTGAAATGAAGTTGAACCCGAAAGCATAACGGCATAAAGAAAAGCGGCACATAAGCGGCAGAAATGAACCCCGGAAACGGGCTAATTTTTGTCGCTTATTTGTCGCTTAAATACCCTAAATGTCGCTTGAAGATAATAGCCGATATTCGATTATACACGCAGAAAACCACAATATATTGTGGTATATTCACTATACTAACCGCAATTAACTGTTACATTTGCTTTCCCCACAGGAGCAGGTGGGTCATAAGCGTTTCCCGGAAAACGAAGGAACTCATTTCCGGGTTCGGCTCATCGTGCAGAAGCCTATATAGCGGGTGGTCGATTGCTTTCGCTTTGCCACCGTCATCTGTGTACCTATATAAATGTACCGGAAGCCCGGCCACGGCCTCTGACAGGATGCGGACGCAGGAATACACAGCCGTCATCTGCATGGCAGTTCGCTCATTGACACTTTTCCCGGCTGTGCTGCCTCCCATGAAAAATGTGTAGGTGCTTCCTGCCGTTCGGTTCTGGGGAGTATCTCGTGATCGAAATAATAATGGGAACACTTATTTTTGCTCCTTTCTATTGCTTTGATGATGATTATGGGATATACTGAAGAAAAAAGTTGTGAGGTAACTTGTGCAGATATATATAGATGAGTCCGGCTCTATCAACAACAAAAATACGGCTCATTCTCCGTATTTTGTTATCGCATTGGTCCGTGTTATTGATAAGGAAAAACTACAGCGTGTATATAAACGGTTCGTTGCTTCCAATCTGTCTCGGTTGAAAGAACTTGATGCTGACCGATATAATTCCGAGGGTCTCTTAATCCGACAAGGCGGCAAAATGTTTGATGGGGATCGCTTCAAGGAATTGAAGGGCACGCAGTTTGACCACGAAATGAAGCAAAAGTTTGTTGAGTTCTTTTTAAAAAAACCATATTTTGATGTCTTTTTTATTAGGATCAATAACTCAAAACTCTCTGACACTTTTTGCTCCAATACAGCTCGTGTTTTTAATTACACTCTTCGTCTTGCAATGGGATATTTCATCAAACATGGATTGTTGCCAAATGAACCTTGCATCATGCAGCTTGACGAACGCAACGAAAAAACTGAGACCAAATTCTTTCTTGAAAATTATCTGAACACGGAACTTACTATGAATGGAACTTGCTCTGGGCCATTCGAAGTGTCATATTTTGATTCGTCCAACAATAAATTCATTCAGATAGCGGATGTCTTTGCTAATTTCTACTATTCACATCTACAAAAGAATGCATATTCGGTCGAGTTTAATTCAATGATGGAGGCGGGCGTCATCCGTCACATTTTTGATTTTCCTCCTGAGCCAAAATAATTTTTCTTCTTGGAATATTGACAGGCCATCAAGCGTATGTTATTATTATGTTGCCAACAGTAAGTCCCACAAAAGCGCCGTTATCAAGGTAAGTGTCATGTGTTGGCACCGCTCGTGGGCGATTGGCAGCATAGTTCTTTACAGACTCACACTTTTGTGAGTCTGTTTTTCTATATAAACAATCTTTTGGGGGTTCCATGCTTCGACCACATTCGACACGGACCTTGTGATATAACCAGCTTATGGTTGGGATAATGCTGTTTATCGATATGTATCGATAAACAGCAGCCCACGGGAGTCGTACACCGATGAGCTGTCTTGATGGCGGATTGCTCGGTCAAGTGCCATGATGGTGGCGACAGCGCCGTCGATACGTTCCGTGGATTTTTCCTTATCTGGCTTTATATTCCCAGCCGGGTCAGTGCGGACGAAAATGTTATCCATCATCCACCTGAGCGGGGCATTTCCGCCGTGTGCAATGCGTCCCTCCAGCACCAGCTTCATGAGCTCTTTGCTGGGGGGACTCATATCTTTGAAGCCCTGACCGAAGGGCACGATGGTAAAACCGTCATCATCGAGGTTCTGGCTCATCTGGACGGCGCCCCAGCGGTCATATGCAATTTCCCGTATGTTATATTTTTTCCCGAGGTCTTCAATGAAGTCCTCGATGAAGCCGTAATGGATTACGTTTCCCTCTGTCGTCATTATGCTGCCTTGCTTCTCCCACACGTCGTAGGGGACGTGGTCGCGCCGGACACGCAGGGCCAGTGTATCTTCCGGTACCCAGAAGTACGGTAGGATAATAAATGTACCTTCCGGATCGGTGGGTGGAAATACAAGTACGAAGGCTGTAATATCTGTGCTACTGGAAAGGTCGAGACCGGCGTAACATTCCCGGCCGAGCAGTGCTTCCGGGTCCACCGGTCTATCGCATTTATCCCACGCATCCATGGGCATCCAACGGACGGACTGCTTCACCCACTGATTGAGGCGGAGCTGCCGGAACAGGTTTTCTTCCGCAGGATTTTCTTTGGCACTGTTGAAGGCTGCGCGTAGTTTCTCTACGTCCACAGTCACATCCAGCGAGGGGTTCGCTTTGTACCAGTTCTTTTCGTCGGTCCAGTCGTCATCATCGTTGATACCATATATCAGGGGATAAAATGTGGGATCGTGCTTCCGGCCTTCGATGATGTCTTTGGCCTTTTGGTGTACCTCCCAGCAGATACTGTTTCTGTCGGTTCCGGCAGTAGTAATAAGGAAGAAAAGTGGCTGTTTACGGGCATCACCGGAACCGTGGGTCATAACGTCATATAGTCGCCGGTCCGGCTGGGCGTGGAGCTCATCGAACACGACGCCATGCACGTTCAGGCCATGCTTCGTGTAGGATTCCGCCGACAGTACCTGATAAAAGCTATTCAGCGGTGTATACACCAGCCTCTTTTGTGACAGCACCGGCTTGATGCGCTTTTTGAGGGCCGGACACTGTTCTACCATCTGGCAGGCAACGTCAAAAACAATGGAGGCCTGCTGCCGATCCGCTGCACAGCCGTATACTTCAGCACCCCACTCACCGTCACCAGCGAGAAGGTACAAGGCCACAGCAGCGGCCAGCTCACTTTTGCCTTGTTTTTTCGGTATCTCAACATACGCGGTATTATACTGTCGAAAACCGTTTTCCTTCACGGTTCCGAACACATCACGGATGATGGTCTCTTGCCATGGAAGCATATTGAAGGGCTGACCGTGCCATTCGCCTTTAGTATGTTTCAGGGCATTTATAAAGCCAACGGCCCGATCTGCAAGGGTGGGATTCGTAATCAGCTTCTTTTCCGGGAGTATGATCTTGTTTTCAGCCAATGTGCTCCCTCCTTGAAAAGAAAAACGACAACACCATTTGGTGCTGCCGTCTGGCTGTATTTACTTGCTTGTATCAATGAGCGTGACCGTTTCGCCTATGATTTTCAATGCTTTTTCATAGCTGTGGCACTCGAACACCCGGTCACGCAGGTTGTTGAAGTCAGTGTATCGGCGCTGCTTTCGCAGGGCCTGACTGACCATGCCGAGGATATAATATATGTTGCCGCTGGCACCTCTGCTGTCGTATTGAATGATGGGCTTTTCCACGGTTCCGCCTCCCTTAATATTCATCTGCGAAGAGCACCGTAGTCACCGGCTTCTTCGCTTTCGTATCATCCGTAATGATGTACACCCGGCCCTGCGTTGTGGGGTAGGCTGCAAGGATGCGGCCACCATATACGATGGCGTTGCGGTTTATGTCCTTATCGCTTTCGCACAGTTCGCCCCAGTCGCCACGGCTGTACCGGTCGCACAGTAGGAGAAGCTCATTTGCGTATTCGGGGTTCTGCTGGATTGCGGCGTGGATGCCGCGTGTTGCGTAGTATGCCATGCTGCTACCCCCTTACCAGTTGTACTCGTGGAGGATGATCTCCATGGCCAGCTGCGTATCGGCGTCGACGGGCTCAATGTCCCAGCCCCGGTCGTAGTTGCACACGGTCTCGCCGTCGCGCTTGATCTCCAGCTTGCTGACCCGGCCACCCTCGATGCCCCATTCGGAGCCTTCGTCGTAGACCTTTGCCCAGTAGCGGAAGCTGCTGCCGTACACTCTGAGGGTGCCTTCCTTCCAGAGTTTGTTGCTGATGTTGGTTCTTGCCATTTTTGTGTCCTCCCTTGTTTTTGTAAGCATATTAAGCCAGAGAAAACACAGAAACTCCAGACAAAGAATCGTGTAAAACGTAACAGATTTTTGTCTGTAATGCATGGCAATACTGGCAGAAAAAGCGGTGGTTTTTGCCACCGTTTTCTGTTGCTGGGGCTTATTTTTTCCCGGTCCGGAAGGCGCCGGAGCCGCTCAGGTTTTGGAGGAGGATTTTCCGGTCCGTCTTGTATTCGTCTCCGATGAAGCCCAGCCGCAGGAGGAAGCACCGGAAGGTGTATTTGTCATTGTCGGTAGACTTTTCCTTTGCTGTGACCCGTTTCTGGTCCTTTGCCATGTTGCAGAGGGCCGTGATAAAGTTCCCGTATGCGTGGAATGCTTCCGGGGTGATCTCACCGGTGAACCATGGGAAGGACACTGCTTCCTCTGTGATCAGCAGTGGCAGTTCCTTCACGCCGAGTGCCTTTTTGATGATGGCGCCTTTTGCCTCGATGATGGCTTTCAGATTCCGGAGTCCGTCCTCCGTGAGGATGTTCATCGGGTAGCTGATCAGCAGCGTCACGTCGTCGTCGGTCTCTTCCGGCTCTTCTAGTTCGGCGGGCCTGTCGCAGGTGTGTCCGGCTGCGTCGAGGGTGTCGAGCAGGTCGCGGATGGTGGCGCAGTCGGTATCGTCGGTGAAGGTCACGCTGCTGTCTTTGTTGACGCTGGCCGGTCCGGCTGCGTATGCGAAGCTGGGGGCGCCGCAGTATTTTGCGGTAGTGTCGAAGTGCTCTGCAATCTTTGCTGCGAGGTTCTTTCTGTCGGTGGTGTTGAAGTTGATTGTCATGGCTGTTTGCCTCCCTTTTTTATGGTAAGGCAATTAAGCCAGACATTTTCACAGAAAGCCAGAGAAACCGTACCGGCATAACCACAGAAACGCGTGCGCCGAAACTGTGCAGAATTGCACCATAATCACAGGTGGAAAGGCGCGAAAAAAGCGGCGCTGTGCTGCTGCCCGCGTCGCCTGCAGGTGTTACATTCTTTCGATGGTGGCGTTTCCGTCCGCATCGAACCGGACTGCGTATCGTCTTTCATGGCCTTGCCGGTCCTTGCTGATTGCTCGGATGCCACCCTCGAAGGCGCTGTAGGCGCGGTCGAGGTGTTCGCCCTCCGGGAGCTGCTGCTTTACCTGCTTGAGCTGCTTTTCGGTCATCGTCGTTTCCTCCTTATGCCTCGATGGGGTCGATGCTGATGTTGTAGTAGCCCTCTGCTTCGAGCTCAGCTTTCTTGAGCTGTTCGGCTTCGGCCGCTGTGTTTGCGGTGAGGTATTCTACGAAGTAGTTGCCCTCTTCGGTTCCGCCGTCGGTCATGTAGCTTACGCTGATGTGCAGTTCGTATTCGGTCATTTCTCTGTCCTCCCTCAGATCATGCTGTCGATGTAGTCGTATTCTTCCGCAAGTCTTACGACTTTCTGTGCGATGCACTGTCTGCGGAAGCTGTTCTTGCAGCCACGTCCCTCTGCCGTGAGCTTTTCGAGCTCAGCCTTGCGGCGCTTCAGGACCTCTGTTGCGTTCCCGTAGAGGGCTTCGAGCATGTCTTTTTCGAATCTTGTCATTTTGCGTTTCCTCCTTGCTTTTTGTAAGGCTATTAAGCCAGAAGAAACACAGAATATCCAGAGAAATATGCGATAATTACCGGGTAAAAGCTAACAGATTTACATCTGTTTTTTTGCCGTTTCTGACAAGAATTGCAGCATCTTTTTCCGTGAATTTCAGCCAGCGTTTCACGATCACATCGGCGTATCTTGGGTCCAGCTCCATGGTGTAGCACCGGCGTCCCAGCTGTTCACAGGTAATGAGCGTGCTGCCGGATCCGCCGAAGGTGTCCAGCACAATTTCTCCCTGCTGGCTGCTGTTCTTGATGAGCCTTGCCAGCAGCTTGAGAGGTTTCATGGTGGGGTGATCTCCGTTGCGGGCCGGTTTGTTTTCGTCAATGACGGTGGTGGAAACCTTGTCCGAGAATATCTCTTTCAGCAGGTCCCGCATCTCTTCCTTCTTCAGCTTATTGATGTCAATCCGCTGATCCTCAATGACAGTGGCCTGCGTCCTATCGTCTTTGAAATAATGGCCGTTGCCATCGGTCCAGCCGTAGATGCAGGCTTCGTGCTTCCACTGGTAATCCTGATGGCCCATGGTGAAAGCGTTCTTATTCCAAATGAGCATCTGCCGGACCTTGCCGAGGGCTTCGTTGGTCGCGGAGCGGAAGGCGCCACCTTCTGTTTCCGCGTGCCATATATAAAATGGAGCGCCGGGTTTCATCACGGCGTGCATCCGGGAGAAGGCGTCCACAAGGAACTGACGGAACTTGTCTTCCGGCATATTGTCATTCTGTATGGTTAGGCCGTTGCTGCCTTCATACGCGACATTATACGGAGGGTCAGTAACGACCAAATCTGCGACGGCGCCGTCCATGAGCGCTGTGACGTCTTTCCGGCTGGTGCTGTCACCACAGTACAGCACATGATTTCCGAGCAACCATCTGTCACCAGCCTTTGTGAATGGCTCTTGACCTTCCGGAGCCCTTTCCGGGGGAGCGTCTTCCTTGATCTCACTTTGGTCGTCGAAAAGGTCGCTCATCTCCGAAACGTCAAAACCGGTGAGCGTGGCATCGTAACCGCCGTCGCTCAGATCCTTCAATAGTGAAGTCAGAAGCGGGATATCCCATTCGCCGCTGATCTTATTCAGCGCCACGTTCAGGGCCTTTTCCTTTTGCTCATCCAAATCCAGCACCACGCAGTCTACCTCGGTATACCCGAGATGCTGCAGAACTTTCAGCCTTTGGTGGCCGCCGATCACCACGCCGGTACGCCGGTTCCAGATGATGGGCTCCACATAGCCGAATTCCTCCACGCTGCGACGGAGCTTTTCAAATTCAGGATTGCCGGGCTGCAGGTCCTTGCGCGGATTATATTTTGCCGGTTTCAACTGTGATACCTGTATTTTTTGTATTTCCATTGTTCCTCCAAAAACGAAGGCGACCTTTCGGCCGCCCTTTTGCAGTGTTTATTTCATTGTAGCTCTTAAAGCATTTCTGAGATGTATGATATCGAATCCCACATCGTAGTAGCCCTGCTCAATTGTTCGGTAGTATCGTTCACTTGGCAGCGCCGCTGTTCCGTTGTTCATGATATATACCATCACATTCTGCTCGATACCGTTTACCGGTATTATCATGTACTCCTTCCGGTATAGATGCGGGAAGCCTTCATATCTATCAAGTGCTTTTTCGCAGTCACTGTCTATTTCCCAGATAGCCACTGGGACCACCGAGCCCTTTTGGGGCTTGATAGTCGCAACTCCTTGAAACACTAGCTGATAATCTTCCAGCATTGCGGTGCCGAAGACTTTCGCCGTCGGACACCGCTTTGCCATCTGCTGCAGGTTCAGGTTGCTGCCGTATGCCATGTATAGTGTTTTCATTATGCTGCGCTCCTTCCGTTCCTGAAGGCGGTGTTTCCTTCGAGGTTTGCGAGCAGGTGTTTCCTTGCTGTTTTGAACTCATCGCCGTTCAGTCCCAGGTGTATGAGCCATGTTCTGAAGGTGTATTTTGGATTGTCCGTCACCGTCTCTTTTGCGCTTGCGGATTTCTGCGTTTTCGCCTGATTGCTGATTGCGAGGCTCAGCTGGATGTATGCTTTTATTTTC